CATAGCCAAAGAGCAGGCACGTTGTCTTTTGCCTGAAGGCCTCACACGTTCAACGATGTTCATGAGTGGATCTATCCGCAGCTGGGTGCATTTTGTGCAACTGCGAACAGGTCCAGAGACACAGAAAGAATGTCGAGACGTAGCTAATGGATGTGCGGAACAGATCGCCAAGGTCTTTCCAATGATCGAAGAGTTTGTTCAGACTTGAACGACCTTAAGAACATCCACAGAAAACGAACGGAACTAACGCCAGACGAACTACGGCTGTACAGTGTGTTTGCTTGTGAGACATTCATCGCAACCAATGGACAACTGCCCGTTGACATCGTTAACCAGTTTGGTAGAAACGGCATCCAAGCAGAAGATCTAGTTGATCTATGCCTTGAGAGCGTCTGGCACCTCATAGATCTACAACTCCAATAGACCCAAAGGAATACAAAATGGCTCGTGCTTTTAAGAACGTAATCACTCCTGTCGCAACAGCAAGCTTTACTTGGCTTGAGCGTCCTGACTCTGGCTTTGAGTTCAGCGACGACAAGTACAAGGTGACATTGTTGTTTGACAAAGAGAGCGACGAAGGTCGTGCGTTCAAACAGAAGATGGATGAGATGACTCAAGAGCTTGCGTCCCAAGAGTTTGGGGACAAGGTCAAAGGCGTTCAAGGCCCACTTAAGGATGGCGATGAGACCGAGAAGGAAGACCTTCATGGTCATTGGTTCTTGCGGACCAAGACGAAGTTCCAGCCTGGGCTGATTGACTGTGACTCTCCCCCTAAGCCTTTGTCTAGTGGCACCTTCCCACGCAACGGCGATAAGATCCGCGCTGCTGTTAAGATGTTTGCTTATAAGGCAGGTGCTAACAAAGGCGTCACGGCCATGCTGAACACTGTCCAGCTGGTCGAGCAGCGTAACTCTGAGTCCGCTGGATTCGACGACATCGCTGGCTTTGTTGCTGATAGCGCAACAGAACTAGAGGCTGATGACTTCTAAGCGAACCTACACCTTCGACATAGAGCCCGTACCTGCATCCCGTCCCCGCATCTCCAAGTGGGGAGCCTTCTACGGCAAACGGTACGAGCAGTTCCGGCGCTCTATGGTCGTTGTTTTGGCGTCTTACGACGGACAAGAGCCTCTGTCTGGTCCTATTAAAGCAGAGCTTGAGTTCGTCTGTAAGAAGCCTAAGACTACCCGTCGTAAGTTCCCTGTTGGTGATGTCGATAACTTCGCCAAGGGACCATTGGACTCCATGACAAAGCATGGTGGCTTTTGGAAAGACGACGACCAGATTGTAGATTTGACTGTAACAAAACGATATCCAAAAGAAGGCGAAAAGTATGGAATCATTTTCAGCTACGACAAGCGAGACAGTAGAGACTAAGCTGCCTTGCTCAGACTGTGGGTCTTCAGACGCTATGGCGCTGTACGACGATGGTCACACCCACTGCTTCTCTTGTGCCACGACTAGGCAACCAGACACCTTGGTGTCCAAGGAACCAGCACCCCCTAAGAATAAAAAACTTATGCCCTTTGGCCACTACACGGCCATCGAGGACCGTAGGTTATCTGAAAAGATCTGCTCTAAGTTTGGCTACTTTGTGACTGAAGATAACAAAGGCCGGACTGTTCAGGTCGCACCCTATCGTAATGCGAAGGGTGAGCCTGTAGCCCAGAAGCTACGAACAGAAGACAAGCAGTTCTATACTGTTGGTGACATGAGCAACGTGCAGTTGTTTGGTCAGCACCTTTGGAAACCAAGCATTCGCCTTGTGATTACCGAGGGTGAGATCGATTGCATGTCGTATGCCAAGGTCACAGATGGACGTTGGCCTGTAGTGTCGATACCAACAGGTGCTGCATCAGCCGTCAAAGCTATTAAGAATAACATTGAGTTCGTTGAGTCATTCGACTCAGTGATCCTGATGTTTGATATGGATGACGCTGGACAGAAAGCAGCAAGAGAAGTTGCAGACACCATCAAACCAGGCAAGGCCTCTATTGCTAGCCTGTCGATGAAGGATGCCAACGAGCTGTTGGTTGCCAATCGTGTCAAAGAACTATCTGAAGCTGTCTACCAAGCGTCTCCCCATAGGCCTGACGGCATCGTCAACGGTATGGAGCTATGGGATGAGGTTTCTAAAAGTATCGAAGTGGGTCTCAGTTACCCTTGGAAGACTTGGAACGATGTCTTATTCGGACTACGTCAGCGTGAGGTGGTCACTATATGTGCTGGCAGTGGAGTGGGCAAGAGCACTATATGCGCGGAGCTTGCTTACAAGATCGCTATTGGAGACGATAGAAAAGTGGGTTACGTCGCGCTTGAAGAAGGACTAGGGCGCACAGGTCTACGCATGATGTCGTTGGCTTTGAACAAGCCGATCCATTTGCCTAATGACATCACTGAAAAGGAACGCCGGAAAGCTTTCGATGCTGTGTTGAAGCCGGGTAACTTCTTTTTCTATGATCACTTTGGGTCTTTGGACTCCGACAACCTCCTGAACAAACTGAACTACATGGTCCAAGCGTTGGGCGTAGAGGTCTTAGTGCTAGACCATCTGTCCATCTTGGTCTCAGGGCTAGACTCATCGCAGCTTGGTGGGTCAGGCGACGAGCGCAAGGCTCTGGACTACACAATGACACAGCTCAGGTCGTTCACTGAGCGCACCAACTGTTGCCTTTTGTTAGTGTCGCACCTCAAGCGGCCCCAAGGGGACAAAGGACACGAGGGTGGCGAGAAGGTCTACCTATCTCACCTTCGTGGATCAGCTGCTATTGCACAACTAAGCGATAGCGTCATCAGTATATCAAGAGACATGTCATCAGGTGAACAAGAGATCCATGTGTCCTGCTTAAAGAACAGGTACGCAGGGATCACTGGTGACATGGGCACTCTTGAGTACAACCCAGAAACCGGACGACTAACAGAGGTAATAGATGAGTTCTCATAAAGGGCGTCGAACCAAGAGGCGTAAGATCCGACAGAAACTTGTCGATCTAAAGGGTGGTGTTTGTGAAAGCTGCGGACAAGAGCATGACGCTTGTGTCTTTGACTTTCATCACAGAGACCCAGCGACTAAACGGTTTGTGTTGTCGGTAAGCGGCATGACAGATCACTCTTGGAAAGATGTTCTTGAGGAGGCAATGGGCTGCACGATGTTGTGTGCCAACTGCCACCGGATGTTACACGAAAAGGAACGACAGAATGACGACGCTCATAGCGGACATAGAGACCGACGGGTTTCTTCACCAACTAACACTCTGCCATTGTTTAGCAATCAAGGACATAACTGAAGATGATATCACAATTTACGCAGACCATGAGGGTTATCGCCCAATCCATGAGGGACTCAGCCGACTCTCTAGAGCAGATTGCGTTGTCTTCCATAACGGAATTGGATTCGATATCCCAGCCATCGCTAGGCTTTATGGAACCAACATTATCGATTACTCAAAAATCTTTGACACATTGGTTGGCAGCCGTCTCAAAGACTCAACAAGACGTGGACACTCTATTAAAGACTATGGCCGAGAACTTGGAGAAGACAAGCTAGAGTACAGCGACTTCACCAAGTTCACTGATGAGATGGCTGAGTACTGTAAGGTCGATGTTAAGATCACGCAGTACGTTTACGACAAGACCAAAAGCGTAAGGGACTCTGACGCCTACAAGCTTGAGGCAGACTTTGTTCGTGTCCTTCAGCTTCAAGAGGAACACGGGTTTCGTTTGGATCTCGACAAAGCTAATGACCTTTGCTCTGAGCTGCGCCAAGAGATCTCCAACCTTGAGGAAGAACTACAAGACCTCTGGCCCTCGAAGACCATAGAGCGTTGGTCCGAGAAGACCGGCAAGCGTCTCAAGGATAAGGTCGAGGTGTTCAATCCAGGCTCACGCAAGATGATTGCAGAACGTCTGGCTGAGACACACGACTGGAAACCAAAGAGCTTCACGCCTTCTGGTGGCCCTAAGATTGACGAGGTGGTCTTGTCGAACCTGCCGTACCCAGAGGCCAAGCAGCTCGCTAGGTACTTCAGGGTCCAAAAGCAGCTGGGTCAGCTCAGTGACGGTGACAACGGATGGCTTAAGCTTGTGCGTGGTGATCGCGTCCACGGCGGTGTGTCCTCTATGGGTACAGCTACGCACAGGTGCAGTCACTTCAAACCCAACATGGCCCAGGTCGATAAGAAAGATCTGCGTATGCGTGAGGTCTGGGTGGCTGACGAGGGTCAGGTTCTTGTGGGCTGTGACGCTGATGCTTTGGAGCTGGTGTGCCTAGCGCACTACCTGGGCAAGTACGACAACGGCGTCTATCGTGATGCCTTGTTGTATGGCTCCAAGGAAGAAGGCACTGACGTTCACTCTCGAACCCAGAAGCTTTTGGAACTTCCGACACGAGACGAAGCCAAGCGGATGCAGTACGCTTATCTGTATGGTGCTTCAGATCGTAAGCTCGCTTCGATATCTAAGGAAGCGGGTGGTCCTCTCAAGGACGGCAAAGAGATCCGCAAGCGGATGGACGAAGGCATCGATGGCCTTGGTGAGTTGTCTGACGGTATCCAGAAGAGAGCTAAGGCCGGTTGGTTCAAGGCTATCGATGGTCGTAAGATAACCATTAGGTCTCCACACAGCGCACTGAACTTCCTGCTTCAGTCCTGTGGTGCTATTGTCATGAAGAAGGCAGTGCAGGTTTTCCACTATGACCTAGCAGTGCAGAACAAACTGGTGGTGGACGGAGAGCCTCAAGGTTTTTCTTATGTGGCTAATGTCCACGACGAGGTTCAGTTTAGTTCTGACCCTGGTATTGCTGATGCTGTCGGGCAGACGTTTGCCTCTAGCATAACTGAAGCTGCTGTGCGTCTAGGCATGAGGTGTCCACTTAGTGGCACTTATGAAATAGGTGCTAACTGGAAGGAAACACACTGATGACTGTTGCTTTGCTTGATGGAGACATCATTGCTTATCGTTGTGCCATCGTTAACGAGGTGGACTTCGATGGCGACAAGATCTGTGCCGACGCTGATGTCGAAAGATCCATAGACACTATGGTTCAAATCTGGCAGACCATGGCCAAAGCTGGCAGCAGTATCGTGTGTCTGTCTGATGCCACTCATAAATACTTTCGGCACATCATCTACCCACAGTACAAAGCCAACCGCAAGGGAAGTGCTAGGCCTGTAGGTCTTGGACACGCCATCAAGTATCTTGAAGACAACTACAAGATTGCTAGGCGTCCAGGTCTTGAAGCTGACGATGTCATGGGTATCTTAGCTGGCTCTGAACACATAACAGACCCTGTGATTGTCTCCATCGACAAAGACATGATGACCGTCCCAGGTCGCGTGTTGAATCCCAACAAGATGAACAGGGCTCAGAAGGTATCAGAGAGATCAGCAGATCGCATGATGTTCTATCAGGCTTTGGTTGGCGACTCGACTGATGGATACCCTGGTGCCAAAGGCATAGGACCAAAGAAAGCGGAGAAGATCTTAGAGGAACATGCGAACCCTCTCAGGCTTTGGGACGCTATGGTCAAACTATTTGACAACGAAGAGCAAGCCACGCTGATGGTACAGCTGGCTCGTATCCTACGTCACACTGATTACAACGAAGAGACAGGAGAAGTACGCTTATGGAGCGCGTCGAACCCAAACTTGTGGATCACATCAACCCCCGACATTACAAGCGAGGCGGAATCGAAACCATCGATTACATCCGAGCCATCTGTCGAGACCTCCCCGGAGACGAAGCCGTCTACGTTGGAAACATCATCAAGTACGTCTCAAGATACCAAGCCAAGAATCCGAAAGACCCGACGCAAGACCTCAAGAAAGCGGAGTGGTACTTGAACGAACTACTAAAAGTGTTATTTGAAAAGAAGGAACTGTCTGCATGAACAACTACATACCTAACGACTATCAGAACTTCATTGCTCTTAGTCGTTACGCACGATGGAAAGATGACGAACAACGACGTGAGAACTGGGGAGAAACTGTAGATCGTTACTTCAACTATGTGGTTGATTATGTTCAGAAAAAGCAGGACATAAAGAAATTAGACATAGACGTAGACACCATTAAACAATCTGTTCTTAGCCTTGGTGTCATGCCATCTATGCGAGCTGTGATGACTTCTGGTCCTGCGTTAGATCGCTGCCACGTTGGCGCGTACAACTGTAGTTATGTACCAGTAGATAGTCCACGTTCTTTCGACGAGGCCATGTACATTCTAATGTGTGGCACAGGCGTTGGCTTTAGTGTCGAACGTGAGAGCGTTATGAAGCTGCCTGTTGTCAGCCCTAAGAGCGATGATTCTCTGATAGGATCAGGGATTACTATCGTTGTTGAAGACAGTAAGATTGGTTGGTGCAAAGCGCTTAAGGAACTAATAGCTCTTCTATACCGTGGCCATGTTCCCAAATGGGTAACCTCAAAGGTTCGCCCAGCAGGCGCACGACTAAAGACCTTTGGCGGACGGGCGTCTGGTCCTGAGCCACTCGAAGATCTGTTTAACTTCTGTGTCGAGAAGTTCGATAAGGCCCAAGGCCGTCGTCTATATTCTGTAGAAGCTCACGACATCATGTGTAAGATTGGTGAGATCGTTGTGGTCGGTGGTGTCCGACGCAGCGCGTTGATCTCCCTGTCGAACCTCAGTGACCCGTCGATGCAAAAAGCAAAGTCTGGTGACTGGTGGACACGAGAGCCCCAGCGTGGCCTAGCGAACAACAGCGTATCGTACAAAGAGAAGCCCGATATGTCTGTGTTCTTTCAAGAGTGGCACTCGCTCTACGAAAGTAAATCAGGTGAGCGTGGTATCTTCAACCGAGAAGCAGCTCGTAAGCAGGCCGCTAAGAACGGCAGACGAAACACAGACAAGGACATTGCTTGGGGAACCAACCCATGCAGCGAGATTATCTTGCGGCCCTATCAGTTCTGCAATCTGTCTGAGGTTGTTGTTCGAACAACCGACAGCCTTGAGGATCTAAAGGAAAAGGTACGCCAAGCAACAATCTTAGGAACCTTACAGTCTTGCTTGACGGACTTTAAGTACCTTCGCCCCATCTGGAAAAAGAACACTGAGGAAGAACGACTGCTTGGCGTCAGCCTTACGGGCATCATGGATCATCAGGTTCTTAATGGCTTTGAGGGTCTAGAGAAAACCGCAACGTGGCTGGAAGAACTAAAAGAAGTGGCCGTTGCTGTGAACGCCGAGCTGGCGTATGAGCTTGGCATCCCACAGTCTGCTGCTATCACGTGTGTTAAGCCAAGCGGTACGGTGTCTCAGCTTGTTGACAGCGCCAGTGGCATCCACGCTCGACACAACCCACACTATGTACGCACAGTTCGTGGTGACATTAAAGATCCAATGACTCAGTTCATGATCAACTCTGGTATTCCATCAGAGCCCTGCTTCATGAAACCTGAAAGCACTGTGGTCTTTTCGTTCCCAATGAAGGCACCAGAGAACGCGGTGTGTCGTAACGATCTAACGGCCATTGAACAGTTGGAACTGTGGAGCGTATACCAAGACCATTGGTGCGAACACAAACCAAGTGTTACTGTTAGTGTCAAAGAAAACGAATGGCTAAAAGTAGGAGACTGGGTCTATGAGAACTTCGACAAGATTTCAGGCATATCTTTCCTGCCTCACTCTGACCATTCTTATCAGCAGGCTCCGTATCAGGATTGCACTGAAGCTGAGTATGCTGCGCTTAAGGAAGCGATGCCACCGGCTCTTGACTGGACTAAGCTCCAAGATTACGAGCGTGAAGACAATACGTCAGGTTCGCAAGAACTCGCCTGCACAGCTGGGGTATGTGAAGTTGTGGACATCGCAAGTCGTTAAAAAGTACAGATAGAAAAGGGCTTCTGCCTATGAATGACGACGTTCTTGTACCTATGAGATCATATGAACTTGTCGAGATGCTAGACAAAACATATCCTCATAGGTGCAAACGTCTAGGAGAACCAGACGACGAGCATCAGCGCTACGCTGGTGTTCGCGATCTCCTTGACGATCTTTTAGGACTGATTGAAGAGCAGGAGAAGACAGATGAGTATTAAGGTATCCTCTTCTCTTAAGGGAGAGTTCAGCCGTATCAAAGAGCTGTTTCCTGCAATACAAGCAGAGACTAGGTACAAAGACTTTAGCATAAACTACGAGAAGATAGAGAACCTGTACTACAATCAGTTCGATGAGAACCCTATTATCAAAGTGTTTTATGCGCTTGATGGTGACGAGCTTGTAGGGTTTGGTGCGTTTGCGATCACAGCACATTACTTTACAGACGAGCTGATTGCGTCAGACATAATCGTTTATGTTCGACCAGAGCGTCGTGGATCTTCAGCAGCTGTTAAGATCCTAAAGAACTACATTCTGTGGGCCGACCAACAAAAGGCGTCACACATAACTCTTGGTATATCAACTGGGATACACCCAGAAAAGACTAAGAGTTTTTACGAACGACTAGGGTTTAAGACTGTCGGAACAATGCATTGTTTAGAATAACAACGGGATAAGGATAAAAACTATGGGATTTATGGCACCTAAGCCACCAAAGCCTGCACCGCCAATGCCTACACCTACGCCTCCGCCTACAGAACAAGTTGCTGGACTTCCTGAAGCACGAGCTGTGGCGCGGGCTAAGGCTAAAGAACCAAAAGGCTTTAAGCAGTATCGTATTCCACTGATTGGTGGTGTGGATGCTACAGCAGGCTCAGGATTAAACACTAGGACTGGTGTGTAAATTATGAAATACGAGACCTGTCACGCACGATACGAGGCGATGAAACGGAAGCGTGATCCGTTTCTACGACGGGCTCGTGAATGTGCCGAACTAACAATCCCACCGCTTTTGCCACCTGAAGGACATACAGAGTTCACTTTGCTTCCTGAGCCATATCAGGGACTAGGGGCTCGAACGGTTGTCTCTCTGGCCTCACGGCTTATGGTCGCAATGTACCCGCCTGGTAAGCCGTCGTTCCGGTTGAACATCCCGTCAGAAGCTAAGATCAAATCTGGCGAGATGAACATCGACCCTGCCATTGAGCATGGTTTGGTTATGTCTGAAGCTCTGATCCAAAGTGAGATCGAACGTCGCGACTGGCGGTCAGCGACAAACCTTGCCCTTCAGTATCTCATCGTCACCGGCAATGCTCTTGAGTTCATGATGCCAGACAATACGATCCGGTTGTTCCGGTTGGATCAATACTGCATCAGCAGGGACATGATGGGCGTTGTTCGTGAGATTATCACTGAAGAACATATGTCTCCTGAAAGCTTGCCTGATGAGATCAAAGGGCTTGTGACTGCGGAAGACTACAGTGGTGATCGTGTGCCTGTTCTGACCCACACTCAGCTACAGGACGACGGCACATACTACGTTTACCAAGAGGTCAACAAAGAACGTGTGCCTAACAGTGAAGGCGAGTACGAGGTTCTACCGTACAACGCCCTTCGTTGGACCTCAGTAATCGGTGAGGACTATGGGCGCGGTAAGATCGAAGAGCATCTACCGGACTTCCGAGCTATCGACGCGT